GATACTTATTCAAATATAAATTCTAAATTTATATCTGGAAGCAATAATAAAAATTATTATATTGATAAACAAAAAGCAAAAACAAGAAAAAAAACAAATATAAGAAGAAAATCAAAAATCATGATTCCTGAAAGATTTGCCATAAAAATGATTGAAAATGGATGGATTTTAAGAAATGAAATAATTTGGCATAAGCCGAATGTGGTTCCTGAAGCTGTGCGAGATAGATTTACTAACGACTTTGAAAAAATATATTTTTTTACTAAAAGCGAGAAATATTTTTTTGAAAAACAATATGAAGCATTTTCGGAAAAAACTTTAACAGCATTTAAAGACGGTATAATGCCTACTGGAAAAAAGAAAATGCTAGGAGCAGGAGAAAGTAGGACAGGAATGCGTGAAATAAATAAACCTTGGAAAGCGGCATATAATGAAAAAGGAAGAAATATGAGAACTGTTTGGAAAATAGCAACAAAAGGAATTTCAGAAGCACACTTTGCAACTTTTCCTGAGGAACTTGTTAAAAGATGTATTCTTTCAGGTTGCTCTGAAAATGGGGTTATATTAGATCCGTTTTTAGGAAGTGGAACGACTTTAAGAGTTGCTAAACAATTAAATAGAAACGGGATAGGGATAGAATTAAATCAGGAGTATATACAAATTGCAAAAAAAAGAATTGGAAATGATTTGTTTAATGAGGTGCAGATAAAATGACATTTATAGATTTATTTAGCGGAATAGGAGGTTTCAGGTTAGGGATGGAACAGGCAGGTCATATCTGTTTAGGGCATATAGAAATAGATAAATTTGCCAACAAAAGCTATGAAGCAATATTTGGAAAGGAAGATTTAATTGGAAGTGATATTACAGAAATTACCAATGATGAGTGGAAAAAATACAGAGGAAAAGTTGATTGCATCTGTGGAGGATTTCCTTGCCAGGCTTTCAGTATTGCAGGAAACAGAAGAGGATTTGAAGATACTAGAGGAACTTTATTTTTTGAAATACTCAGAGCAGCTAAAGAAATACAGCCCAGTTATTTGTTTCTTGAAAATGTCAGGGGCCTTTTATCCCATGATGAAGGAAAAACGTTTCAGACAATGCTCGCCGCAATGGATGAACTCGGGTATGATGCGGAATGGAAAGTGCTTAACTCTAAGAACTTTGGAGTACCACAGCACAGAGAAAGAGTATACATTGTTGGACATCTTAGAGGAAGAAATACCAGAAAAATATTTTTTGTCGGAGACAGTAATGGAAAGACTGCTGACATACAAGGACAGAAAATTACAACAAATACCCTCACGGCAAGATATCCAAACAGTCAAGGTGTCGGAAGTTGGATTATTGAAAATAAACAGCAGAAAAAAGGGAAAATAATTCAGATAGGCAATATATCAGATTCTAAAAGTTTTAGAGGTAATCCGCAGACAGGAAAGGTGTACTCTGCTAACGGACTTAGTCCCTGTTTAAATATAATGCAGGGCGGAAGTAGGGAACCTAAAATTTTACAGAGAGCACGTGGATTTAATAAAGGCCGAGAATTTGATATTAGCCCAACAATTTCCAAGAGTTCATGGGAATATAATAATTTTCTGAAACATAATTTAAAAATAAGAAAATTGACACCGAGAGAATGTTGGAGATTACAATCATTTCCAGATTGTGCCTTTGATAGGGCAAGCAAAGTAAATTCAGACAGTCAATTGTATAAACAGGCAGGAAATTCAGTGAAAGTAAATGTTATAAAGTTTATAGCTGAAAGAATGAGAATAGAGGAGAAAAAAATATATGAAAGTGTCGAGAAAATTTGATATTGATGAACTATTGAGAAGACAAAAATTATTGGATGAAAAATTTGATAAAAAGGAAACTATCAGAAAACGTGATCTTGAATTGATAAGATTAGCCTATCATACAGAACTGGGAGAATTTTTACAGGAAGTAAAAAGTACTTGGAACTATTGGAAAAATAGTGTAAAAGAAATCAATAAACAAAGAGCGTTAGAAGAATTGTCCGATATGCTGCATTTTTCTTTAAGTTATGTAAACAATGACCGTTTTAACAGTAGAATAAGAAACAGGGATATTAGATTCAAAAAAGAATTTTTTGCACAAGAAAATGTTAGTTTTACAAAACTACTTGATTTTTTAACAGCTTTGTACAATGTTGATGAACATTTTTCAATCATATTACTTGTTGCAGAGCATTTAGGAGCAACAGAAGAAGAATTTATGAAAATTCATCATATGGTTTGGGAACGAAATATGGGAGAAAGAACTAAGAAGGAGTATTAGTACGAATAAAAGGGCCTTCTTATTCTTTCTCAAAAAAATTATAGGACAATGGAAATTGAATATTGGCTATAAAATTAAATGTTTGAAAATACTATTTTTTTCATGTATAATGTATTAGGAGGAAAATATGAGATATAAAAGTTTTAGGATACAAAATTACAAAGCGATAAAAGATCTGACTGTACAGTTAGATGGGCAGAATCTAGTACCAATAATAGGATTAAATGAAACAGGAAAAAGTTCAATTTTACAAGCTATCTTCTCTTTTGATTTTTTTAATGATGACCAATACAATAAAGATTTTATAAATTTTGAATATATAAGAAATAGATTTGAAACACAAAGAAATCCAATTATTGAAGCAAAAATAGAAAATGTAGATACAATAGAGTTGATAAATAATGCTGTAAATTATATAATAACTCAAAAAGAAAAAGATTTTATTGAGTTTAGTAGATATAAAAATGAAAAAGGATTTAATAAAAGAGAATATCTAAATTCTTTTAATAAAAAGTTATTTTCTTTTTTAGAAAATAAAATTTCAAATATTACAAAAGAAAGTGATTTTAAAATAGCTAGAGAGTTTTCAATTAGTCAAAATGGTCTTTGGAATAATAAATATAAAATTTTAAACTTATTTATACAAGACATTGAAGAAAATATAATAGTTAATGGAATCTATGAAGAAGAAATAAGACTTTTTATTCAACAGGATGAATTAGAGCAGTTAATAGGGAAATCAATTTTAATAAATCTTCCACGTATAATTTATATTGATGATTTTAAAGATGAAATTCCAAATAAAATTTCAGAAGATGATGAGTGGTATTTTTATATTGAAGAAATATTTAAAAAAAATAGAATGGATGTAAAGACATTTTTAAATAGTGGTTTATCTGATAAAGGAACAATGTTAGAAGACATAAAATATGATTTGAATGAGAATCTATCTAATTTATGGGATAAAATGCATGAAAATAAAATAAAAGATGAATTTAAAACAATAGAAATTGATTTGAAATATGAAAATAACGAATTTCAATTTTTGATAAATGATTTAAGAGAAAAAAGAGAAAATGGGAAACCAAGGACAGTAGTATTTCCAGTTAGCTTTAGATCCAAAGGGTTTCAATGGTTTTTCAATTTTTTTATAAAAATGAAATATAACTGGAAACATATAGAAAACGAAAATTACGGTAGTATTATTTTATTAGATGAGCCAGGTGTATATTTACATACTACTTTTCAAATGGAATTAATAAAAATACTAAAAGAATTATCCGAAACAAATAAAATACTTTACACAACTCATTTAGAGAACATGGTTAACCCGAAAATAATAAAAATAAATCAGATTCATATAGCAAGAAGAGAAAATGAAAAAATAATGCTAGATAGAATTATTAAAATAGAGGATAATAAAAATTTAGGAGAAATAACACCGATAGTAAATGCTTTAAAAATAGATAATTTTCCATTGCTGTATTTAAATGAAAAGGTTATTCTTACTGAAGGAATGACAGATAAGATATTTTTGGAAATATTAAAGGAAGCAAATTTATTAGATAAAAATATAAAAATAATTCCAGGAAGTGGTGTTTCTAATTTGCAAACTTTAATTGGATTATTAATAGGAATTGCGGGTAAATATATAGTAATGTTTGATAATGATGAAGCAGGAAGAGAATTTTTTGAGAAATATAAAAATGAATATGGAGAAAAAGAAAGCAGAAAATGGATATTGCATAAATCAAAAAATAAAGATAGAAAAAATAATATGATACTGGAAGATTATTATAATAATAAAATGAAAGAAATGTTGTTAAGATATTCAAATGAAATAAAAACAGGAATAATAGGTTTTTATTATTCGGCAACAGAAGAAGAAAAAAGAGAATTTTATGAAGAATTGAATAATTTGAAAAAAAATGGAGAAGATTTAGAAATTTTAATAAATCAAATAAATTCTAAATTTGGAAAAAACTTTTAATCACAGTGTAAAAAACTGTGATTTTTAATTTTCAAGAAGGAGAAATAATGATGACAGAAAAAGATATAGAAAAAATTGCAGAAAAAGTTGCAGAAAAATTATCAAATGTAAAAAGAACAGATAAATACAAAGAAACAGAAGCAATCTTGAGGGCCTATTCTAATTATAAAATTACGATAAGAAAAAACATTGAAAGAATAGAAGAAATAGAGAAGAATGGTTTGAATGAAATAAAAAAAAGCAGATTGGAAGAAAATGTTCAAGGAGGAGTGAAAAAAATTGAAGGTATTCCTGAGATTGAGATTGAAAGAATTGAACATTTAAAAGAAGAAAATCTAAAAATGGAAAAAAGAATGATTAGAGTTGAAAATGCGTTATTACACATATGTGAAGATAAATATTATAGAATAATTCCTCTCAGATATTTTAAAAATTTTACAATTGAAGAAATAGCAGATGAACTGTGTGTTGACAGAAAGACAATAGGAAGGAATAGAACAAGATTAATCAAAGAGCTACAATATAACTTGTTTCCAGAAATTCTTTTAGACTGAAGGGGTTGACAAAAATGTCCCATAGGTGCCCCATTGATGGTATTTACATTTCCCATTTATATGTTATAATATGTTATATTGGAAATTTTAGGTTTGAGGCGTTTTGTCTTTGATATTTTTAAATATCAGACTGCTAAGACGGTATGAAATCCGTCTTTTTTTATTTTTAAAAATTAATTTTAAAATAAAATTAAAAAAAGGTACTTCTGGAATTAATTTTTAAAGCCCTTGGGTCCGAGGTCCCGGAAAAAATATATACATAATTTTTTTAAAATTTCATTTCCGTTCCGAAGGAGGTGTCATGTTGATAAAAGAAAATCAAATAATAAAAGTAACAGAATTAGCAAAATTACTGGGAATAACAGACAGACATCTGAGGAATTTGGCTAATGAAAAGATAATAAAAAAAACGGAAAAAGGTAAGTATTTATTTTTAGAGAGCGTTCATGGATATATCGAATATATAGAATCTAAAAATGATGTAGATTTGAATTTGAAAGATGAAAAAATTAAGGAAGAGATTAAAAGAATAAAAAAAGATACTGAATTGAAGGGGTTGAAAATAAAAGAACTCAGAAATCAGTTGCATTCAGCAAATATTATTGAAAAAGTAATGACTAGTAGCCTTGTAAATTTAAAAGGAAGGTTGTTATCTCTATCAAATAGATTGGCTCCCCAATTAATTGCTTTAGACAATTTAGGGGAAATTCAGGAAGTGATTCAAGATTCTATAATTGAAGCATTGGAAGAACTTAGCGAATATAACCCGGAAATGTTTAAAAATAAAAATTTTATTGAAGAAGATGATGAAGAGGAACAGGAGGAGATTAAAATTGGAAAAGGAAAACGTGGTAGACCTAAAAAGAGCAAATGATCTGTTTAAAAAAATATTTTCAGTTTTAAAACCCCCTCCAAAACTGACGATAGATACATGGGCGGATATGTATAGGGTTCTAAGTTCTAAAAGTTCTGCAGAACCTGGTAAATGGCGAACAGATAGAGTTCCTTTCCAAAGGGAGGTTATGAGGGCAATATCTGATAGAAGAACAGAAAAAGTTGTTATGAAATATGGGGCACAATTATCCAAAACAGAAATTTTAATGAATACAGTGGGATACTATGCTGATTATGAGCCTTCTCCCATAATGTTTCTCATGCCTACAAAAGACATGGCACAAGATTTTTCAAGTACAAGATTGAATGACATGATTCAATCAACACCACAACTTAGGAGTAAAATTATTGAAAATGATAGTGCACGAGATACAAAAAGACAAAAGGAATTTGCTGGTGGGTATATCGTTCTAACTGGAAGTAATTCAGCTGCAGAACTTGCGAGTAGGCCAATCAGAATTTTATTAGCTGATGAGATTGATAGATTTCCATCAAATGTAAAGGATGAAGGAGATCCATTAAATTTAGCAATTGAAAGAACAAAAACTTGGCCAAATAAAAAGATAGTATTAACAAGTACTCCTACAATTAAAGGTGGAAGTAGAATAGAGTTAGCTTATGAAAACAGTACAAAAGAAGAATATTATATTCCTTGTCCAAAGTGTGGAGAAATGGTTAAGCTAGAATGGAAAAATATAATTTTTGAAAATATTTCACATAGATGTGAAAAATGTCTAGAATGTTCAAGTGAATATGAATGGAAAAGAAATCTTATAAAGGGAGAGTGGATAAGGAGTAATTTAGAAATAGATCCTTATCAGGTACGTGGTTTTCATATTTCAGAATTATACAGTCCTTTTTCAAAATGGGAAAGTATTATTCAGAAATTTAAAGAAGCCAAAGGAGACGAACAGCTCATGAAAGTATTTGTGAATACTGCCCTTGGAGAATGTTTTGAGGAAAAAGTTGAAAGACTTAATTTTGAAGAAATACTTTTAAGAGCAGAAGATTATGGAGAATTTATTAATTCTGAAGATGGAACAATAAATGATGTTGAAATTCCTGATAAAGTAACAGTACTTACAGCAGGGGTTGATGTACAGGATAACAGACTCGAAGTTGAGATTGTTGGATGGGGAAAAGGAGAAGAAAGCTGGGGTATA